CTGCTGAAAATGCTCATCTATTAGCTTTAGCGAACAGGCGGATGTACGAAGCGTACAACCGCACTCCGTACTGGGCCAGGTATTTAATATCTGCTGAACCACGTACCATCGAGAACCAAATATGTCCATTCACTCAAGACGGGTACTACGTGTTTGGCGCAGGAACTGATGGAGTTAATGGGCTATACAAGCTCAACGGAGCAGAGAACGGTCAATCGGCGTACACGTACTACGACACCACTGATATATCTGCCACGGCTATAGAGAACGGGACAGTGTACCAAATCGAGTATGCCGGGTCTTCCGACTTCACTTCGGTTGGTGCAGCAAACAATAACGCTGGAACCATTTTTACAGCATCAGCCTCCACTACTGGAACGGGCAAGGTCAAAACTGCCGCATTCAGCCTAATTAGGAATAGCGGAAATAGCGCTTGGATAATTATAGGAGGATTTCCTAATGCTACCGAAACTGCGTACTACTCATTAAGCTCAACGAGCATAACTGAAACAGGCTGGACGATTGGAACATCTCCGTTAGCCAAGGCAAATGCCCCACGGGTTAGAGACTTGAGCGATATTGGGGAGTTTGTTCGCATTCATCGTAGCCAGGCGTTCCTAAATATGTCTTCGTTAGAGTATGAGTTTGGCGTTCAGTCGGATGGCGCGCATATTCTAAACGCTTCAAATGCAAAGGAAGGCCAGGTTTGGATTACTTACAAAAAACCAATCACCTTGCTAACAAGCCTAGACATTGATGGATCTGCATCTTTGACGCAAGTACCACAAGAATTTTTTTACTACATGGCACACGCTACTTACGCTGACTTTCTCCGAATGGATGGACAACACCAGAAAGCTTCTTTTGAGGAGCAAATTGCTGAAAACTATCTTGCCGAAGAAATGGATAATCCACAGCAAGTGGCAAACAACAACACCGTAGGAAAACGCTTTAAAACTTATGTATCTCAACAATCACGATAAATGAATAGTTTAGTAACCAACCTATATCCTCGTCCGAACTCAACGGTTGCTGGAGAAAACCTATCCTGTGCAACAACTGGATCTGGCGTTTCTTTTGCTGCTTTCGATAGCGACACAAAATACGCTATGATAGATGTACAGGACAATAATGTCATTGTTACATTTGATGGTAGCACCCCTACCGCATCTAATGGTCATCTCCTTGTTAAGGAAAAAGGACTCATTACCCTTAGCTTTCAGGCTGCTAAGGCTGCTAAGTTTTTAGGTGTATCAGGTGTTTCAATAGTTCACGTTTCACAATTTCTGTAATGAACCCTGAGCTGAACAAGCTCGGATTGGGAACGGCAGGATCAATACTGGCTGTATCTTTCCAGGGAGTTAGCGAGGTAATGTCTATTGTCGCTTCGGTTTGTACCATTGCGTACATGGGACTTTGGGTATATAAAACAATAATAGAATTAAGAAAACGATGAATGGTGAATTGGTGGCAATGCTTGGAGGTGGAGTCACGGGATTTGTAATGAAACTAATCTCGGCTCAGATGAACATCCAAGCCAATGCTATCAAATCCATGCTTCATAAGCAAGATGCATCAGATGCCTCAGCAGACAGAGCAGCACAAAGATCCGACGAGGGAGGAGCATGGGTCAGAAAACTCATCGCTATGTGCATCCTGTTTTCAGTGGTATTTGCTCCCTTCATCATGGCATTCTTTGACATACCAGTAACGGTGGAGGCAAACAAACTGGGTATATTTAAATTTTTAGGAATAGGAGCAGACAAATGGAAACATCTAGAGGGCTTTGTGTTATTGCCTGAAGTTAGGCAAGGGATGCTGGCTCTACTAGGTTTTTATTTCGGAAGCTCACAAGTTAAATAGGAGATAAAAATATGAACTACGGAAAACGCAAACCATGTCCAATGGGTAAAGTCAAAGGTAAGGGCAAAGGAAAGAAATAGCGTGGCAGTAAATAAGAAAACCATGAAGTGTAATGTTCCGCGCAGGCAAGTGTCTGGCGGGAAGAAGTCTGTCGTGAAAGCCTGTCAGGGTGGAAAAGAAAAGATAGTACGCTTCGGGGATTCTAACATGAGCATCAAAAAAAGTAACCCGGCACGGAAGAAAAGTTATTGTGCTAGGTCAGGTGGAATAAAAGGCACTAAGAATAAACTATCTGCTAATTATTGGAGCAGGAAAGCTTGGGATTGTTAAATGGCGAGATACGATACATACGGCTCCGAGGACGATCGGATTATTGAAGAACTTGATACTGGATTTACCGGGTTCAATAATCGCTTGCGTCCAGACCAGTTGTCTACAGGCGTATTAACAGAATCAAACAATGGTCGATTAGGACTAAACGGAGAGTGGCAAACGCGAAAGCCCGTTAATTTCTTAGCAGCTCCATTCCAACCAGCTCCACTCAAAGTGGGTTCTGTTAGGTTGCACAACAGTGCCTGGCCTTCTATTTCAGGAACCCCCTCTATTAGCAGCAACACGGTAACGATAGCTTTTGCTTCAGATGCATTTCCCTACGCAGGCCAAGCGGCTGCAAATTGGGTTGGTCAAGTGGTGAACCTTACTGGATTTGCAGGAACCAACGTATCTGGCGTCAGCATTCCGATAGACGGGAACTACGCTATAGCATCTGCTCCAACCAATGACAGAATTACGGTGGTAATTACTGGACTCACGAATATATCTACAGTGGGTACAGCGAGGGGTCCATATTTGGATGACACCGCCATCAATGAAATTGAAGATGCAATAGAATACAGCGATCCAAATAACAATTCAGAAAGCTATGTATTGTGCGTTGGAACCAATAAGGCATCTATAGTAAAAACATCAGATAGTTCCACCTTAGATATAGACTACCCAATTGGGATAAGTGCAGTGGGAGGACAGGCGCTACAAGCATTCAACAAGGTATTTATTTTTAGAGATGGTGAGATTGCCTTAGAATGGGATGGTGACATATCTGGAGATCTTGATTTCACTAGAGTGGCAAACGGATCTTTTACAGAACCCTCAGACATTATAGTAGCTGCTGGAAGCTTTCAAGTTGTAAACCAGTTAGCAACGGTAGTATCTGAAACTGGATCACTTAGCCAAGGTACTTCCATCTTTATAAAAAATGGGGTCAATGCAGATATTGTAGACCCTGATGAAACTGGTTATGACATTAGTGGGTCTGGACTAAGACAAGCTGTTCTAAGGGATGATGGAAGCCTTGGCAATGAGTTCTTTGTAAAAGAAGTTTTTGTTACAGATGGCAGCCCCTTGAGCATAACTACAACCAGCCTTAGCACAACATCTGGAACTGAATCGTTTACGGGATACAACAAAGCCACGTTTACTACATCAGCAGGGCATGAGCTAAAGATCGGCGATCCGATCACCATAGCAAACTACCATTCATCTGTTAACGGAAATAGAATAGTAGCCGAGATAGGTAGCACCACAACATTTTCAATTTACATATCTGGAACACTTAGCAGTCAAGCTCCTAGTGGATCTCCCACGGTAGGACTTAAAAAAGGTTTTACGTTCTCAGTGCCTGTTGAATGTACAGATGGAAGAAAAACATCAAAAGATACACTGACAGCCACTCCAACCTTCTTGGAAAAAGCATCAGAAGGTGCCGGGTATACACACATGCCAGCTCCTCCATTTGGGACGTATCACCAAAAAAGAATTGTTGTACCGTACAGGTATAATATGGATGAGAACAATAGTGGTACAACCATTACCGATCGTAACATACACGACGAGATTATATTTTCTCAGATACTGGATAGCGACACATACGATTATATGTTTGGCCAATTTAGGCTAAATGCAGGAACCTCCGACTTTACCGTAGGGCTTCACTCTTTTTCCGAAGACAAGTTGGTGGTTTTCAATCGAAGCAGCATACACATTGTTAGCAATAGTCTGTTATTGAAAGATGCAAAAAGTACATTAATAACAGATGAAGTGGGATGCCTGGCTAAAAAAAGTATAGTACAAGTTGCAAACAACTTGATATTCTTGTCCGACAATGGTATTTATGGTGTAGACTTCCAGGATTTGTACAACCTTCGCGGCAGAGATTTACCTCTTTCAGCAACTATTCAAGCAACTGTTGAAGACATAAACAAAGATTATGCAGAGAATGCTGTAGCTGTATATTTCGATAACAGATATTTTATAGCTGTACCAACTGGAAGTTCAACAACGAACAACAAACTTCTCATTTACAATTTTATAAACAAAAATTGGGAGTCCGTAGATTCTGTAAACGATACTGCTTGGGACTTCACTCATCTAACGATAGCTGGAAAGGGCCAAAACCGAGGAGTGTACGCAACCAATAGAACGGGAGGTGTACATAAAATCGAGGGAGGAACTGGGGGTCATGACATATACACCGTTCAAGTAGGATCTGCTTCTAAGTCAGAAAGAGTCGTTTCATCAGCTACAACCAGAATGTACACACTGCAATCTATAGATAGAAAAAAATGGAACAACTTTGAATTGCATATAGAATCTGAAGAAGGATTGGCTAGCAATGGAAATATGTCTGCGGAAACAGAAAACGTAGACAGTAATATAGACCTTGGTACACTGGCAAGTTTTAACAACGGAAGCCAATTAACGGCAGGAGAAGACTACTCGATCAGAGGAAGAATTGGAAACAAAAGAGCGTACGGATTGCAATTTACATTAGATACCACTTTAGGAAGACCAAAGTTTAGATCTTTGAAGGTGGCAGGAGCTACAACATTTAGAAACTCAGCAACAGCAGAATAATGGCTATATTAAGCAAAGGAACAACTTACGCCGATGGCGATCAAATAACATCAACGAATTTAAACGCACTTGTTGACAGCGCTACGTTCGCGGCTGGAGCAGTAGAATCGGGAGGAGGGTTACAGCTCAACGGAAGCAGCCCTGCCCAGCTAAAAGTCGCTGGTAACGTAGACATCGGAACATCTAATCTGACAGCTACTGGTGCTATTAGCCTTGGTGCTACTACGTTCAACGACAACAACATTACTCACGTTGGATCTATTGCTTTAGATACTATCATTGCAGATGACAGCTCTGGAAATACAGATGTTACCATTGATGCTCCTGGAGATATTACCCTAGATGCTGGTGGCGCGGACATCCGATTGAAGGACGATGGAACCCAGTTTGGTAGACTTGCAAATAGTAGCAGTGATTTGGTTGTTGCTTCTTCTGTTTCAGATAAGGACATTTTATTGCAAGGTAGTGATGGCGGATCTACTATTACAGCACTTACGCTTGATATGTCAGCCGCTGGAGCCGCTACGTTCAATGACAAGATCACTGCCGTAGGAACGTCCGTGTTTACTAACCTAGATATATCTGGAGATGTAGACGTAGATGGCACGACTAACCTAGATGTTGTAGATATTGACGGTGCTGTAGATATGGCAACGACACTGGCAGTTACAGGTGC